ATGATTGAAGATTTCAAAGTAAAATTGATTGGTAATTATTCTAACCAACAGCAAGCATTTAACAGTCCACCACTTTGGGCACATATTCATATTAAATTTGAAGAACTTCCTGACGGAATGTTATACTCAAAGAGTTGGTATGATATTGATGGGGAAGAAAAACCTTATCGGGCAACAACATTGGAATTATCCGTGTCTGGTGAGAATGTTATTATGACACCTTATAATAATCTTACAAATACCAAATCTTGTGAGATTGTTTTTGAGTATGTAAATAACTCTTGGATTGGTATAAATGATAATTGTATCATACCCAAGAGAAATGCTTATGTCTCCACATTTTTGAAGTTTGATGGTATTAATTACTATTCCAGAGATGCTGGATATGATATAGATTCAAATGAATTTCTCTGGGGTAAAACAAAACAAGATGGTGAATTTCACTTTATAAAACTATGATTTACGAAATAAAAAAACAAGCAATTGATGAGTATCGTATAGATACGATTGAGGAACGACTTACTCGTATTGAAGATAAAGTTGATTTACTCATTACTCAACTTAAAATAGAGTTTTATAAGAAGAATGACTGAACACAATCTACCAGAACCTGATGATGCTCCGTGGTTAAATCTCACACCACAAGAAGTAGAAGAACTCCGCAACAAAAAACACGAACTGACTGAATACGGCAAAGACAAAATCCGAGAACTTATGAGAAACCAAGAACCATATCCTGATGAGATGTTTGAGGAAGCAGAACGTCGTGAGAAACTAAATGCTGGTTTCAAACAAGATGCTGATGGTAATTGGTATCGTCCTACACTACAAGAACTCACCAGAAATGAGAGAATTGAACTTGCCGAAAAAGAGATTGCCTATATGGTAATGGGTGGGCAAGATGGACGAGAGTATGCTAACTCTATTGCTTTTATTCTTCAAGTGTTGGATAGTTTGAGAGATGACTGAACCATTCTATCGTTTCTTTGCAATTGATTACCTTGCAACTGGTGAGGGTAGGTCATTTTGGTTGATGATTTGTCGCAACTATCCATTTATTGGTGATAAAGATCGTCAAAAAGAAAAGTTTGTAAATTTTGTTGGTATGGGTGCAGACCATTATATGCACGGATTTGAGGAACTCACAGAAGAGGAGTTTATGGAGAAGTATGATACACTGATCCCACATCACGTAAAAGTGCAGGTTCATCGTAGAGACCAACCAATCTTTACTTGGGAAACTCATTTGCACGTTAATTACTCATGACTAAACTTGTAAAGTGGGAAGAAAACCCTGATGAAATCGTGCTGGAAGAGGTGGAAATGTTTCACCTGGAAAGTATGAATGAAAGAACCCTGTGGATTGGGTGTTATACTCAAGATGGTAAGATTTATCACTTGAATATTTCCGCAGATGGTGATAGACTAAATTATTGGTGGAGTGATGAAACACCTGATAGTAAGTGGGATGATCCCATTCCCGATGGTGTTGATCCTTGGAACTTAAGAGGTAGAACATGACTGAAAGAGCACAACGTATTATGAAAGCCTACGATGAAAAGTGGGTGCATATTGATAAGAAATATGTGGTTGCACATATTCTCCGCACTGTAGCAAATGACTTTCCGCAGTTTCGCACTGCAGAGAAACCAAATCAATGGGAACGTGGTTATCATAAGGTAATCGAAACCCTACATACCATAGCGGATGAGATTGACAACCGCGAGAATCCTTGATAGAATAGTCAAGAACACATTCACATTATGAAAAAGTCCAATCAGGTGAAACAGTATCTGATGAAGGAAGGTTTTGAACTCATCAGACACAACAAACATATGGTGTATCAGAATGCAGAAGGAATGCAGGTGATTGTATCACACTCATCTTCTGATCAATATCAACTGAAACAAGTACAGCGTACACTAAGGAGAATTAGACAAGGAGTTTATTGTTAGTATGGCAAAGAAGAAGATTACAGTTGTTGGAGCTGGCAATGCTGGTTGTTTGACAGCTCTTGCCTATGGATGGAATCTTAGGAATCATCCAGATTATCATGTAGAGTTGCGCTATGATCCTAGCGTACCTGCAGAGCCAGTGGGTCAGGCAACATTATTAGATGCCCCACGGTTGTTGTGGTCTGCCATGAACTTTAACTGGAAGAATAATCCAATTAAAGCCACAATGAAGAGTGGGATCATGTATGAACAGTGGGGTAAGGTGAATGATACCATCTATCATACATTTCCTGCTGATACCATGGCAATGCACTATTGTCCTGCAGAAATGCAACAATTTGTGCTACGTTCTAAGTATTTTGATGTTATTGAAGAAGATGTAGAAGATCTGTCATCTATTGATGCGGATTATATCTTTGATTGTCGCGGAAAACCGACTGATTATAGTGATTATCAAGATCTTGTCAATCCTACTAATGCTGTTGCCCTGGGTAAACCCAGATGGGATACAACGTATGAGAAGTGGAGTAGACACATTGCTACACAAGATGGTTGGACATTTGTAATTCCAACACCGCATGATTCACCGTCTCATGAGGTATGTGTAGGTTATTTGTATAATGACCAGATCACATCCGATGCCCGAGCACAGTTTAATTTTATTCGTTTGTTGGATGTAGAATACACGAAGACGATTAAGTTCAAGAATTATGTTGCCAAGAATGCTGTGATTGATGATCGCATTATTCTCAATGGTAATCGTTTGTTCTTCCTAGAACCGATGGAATCGTCATCTGTTCAAACCTATTATGAATGGATTCGTCGTTCATTTGATGCCATTGTTTTGAACAAAATGTCTCTTCAAGAGGCAGGACAATCCATGTTGCGCTATATTGAACAAGTACAAAACTTTGTCTTATGGCATTATAAGTTTGGTTCGCTGCATGATACTCCATTTTGGAATTATGCAACCAATATGACATTTAATGATCCGCAGTTTCATGGAATGTTGTCCAAGGCAATTACTTGGAATGAAGGTGATTGTTTGCCTGAACATTATGGTGGACTGGCACCAAATGATTATTATGGTCAATGGACATATTGGAATATGAAATTGTGGTACAATGGTGTATCCTATCCACGTAATATTCAAGATGAATTAGATCCTTCGGCATTTATTTACAATCGTTGTTTATATGGTGCATAAAGATGAAATGGGTTCTTAAATCACTTGCAGTTCCACATTCCAAGTCACCAGACTTGTATTATCATAATCAATATGCTTGGGTTGCATCGTTAGCCGAAGCGACTCGATTTACTGATGAACAAAAACAAATTATGATGGAAGGTACTTATGCTCGATTCAAACATCTTGAAGCAGATCTATGGGTCTCTGTTGAAGAATGAAGAAGTTAGACCATTGATGTATCGTAATATCACCAGTATTCCTGGGTATTATGTTACATCTTATGGTCGGGTTATATCAACAAAAAGAAATAAAGTTACATTCCTAAGAATTACAAATCGTGATCGTGGTGTTGGTGGAGCTGGTAATCATTCGTCGATTGCTATTACAAAACCAAAAGGATTGATCATTGATGAGTTTTATGGTGTAGAAAGAAAAGCCATACCATGCATGGTACATCAATTAGTCATGTGGGCATTTAAACCAGTTGATGATTATCCTCCTGAAAGTTTAAAAGATGAATGGGATACAGCATCTGAATCATTTAAACAATGGGTGAGAGATACTGTATGGATTGATCATGTCGATGATAATCCTTTTAATAATCATGTTGATAATCTTCGCTATGTAAGACCAAAAGATAACAATCGTCAAAGAAAGCATCATGGAAACAAAAGCGAGGATACTGTCTAGTGCATTGCTCATTATAGCGTATTATGTGACCATCTATCATAACTCTGTTTTAGGAGCAAGATTGTACACTATTGCTAATGTATTGGCTATGCCTTATATGATTAAAACAAAGTGTTGGGATGTTGTTATCTTATTGTCTTTCTTGACTCTTATAGGTCTACCGAAGGTGTTCTCATGAGTTTTCCACAGGGTTGCGGAAAAACTGTGGAAAAAGTCTTATATTAATAAATGGTTAAATTAATATATGTTAGCGTTCTATAACATCTCATAAAAGTCTTATAAATGTGCGATCTTATAGCTGTCTTAGGCTGCGCCCTATCATAAGACCTCCGATTTGTCAAGCCCCTCCCAGCCACTATAAGAACTGGCACAACCCCCCTTGACAATCTTATAAGACCCGCCATAAGACTCAGAATCTAGTTCAGACCGCCCCAGAATCTAGTTGAGGTCTTATGAGAATCTAGTTAAGACTGGACAGTTTGCCAACTGGCACCCCCTCTAAGTCTTATGAGTCTTATAGTTTTCCACAGGGTTGTGGAAAAAGTACAATAGTTTTCCACAGGGTTGTGGAAAAAGTCATAAGGTTTTCCACAGGTATTATAAGACTGCCAATATTCAAAAGGCACCTTCGGTAGACAGTTGAGAGACTGGCACAGGGGGCTTGACTGCCCCCATAAGATCCTTTATAGTTCTTATGTTCACCAATCTAGTTGACCATGAACAACATCAAATCCTGGGCTGAAGAAGAAAATCTAGTTGAAAAGTATGCTGAATTTGTGATGGATTCCATGGACATGAAGACTATGGAACAGTTTGTATTTGATACTTTGGTAGAAAATCTTAATACTTATACTGAAGACGAAATGATCACCGAAATTGTAGAGAATTATGGTGAAGAATGGTTTGCTGATAATGGCATGGAACTGCCCCAGAGTCAAGACTCATAAGAGATTGTAATGAGTCTTATGGGTCTTATAAGGATTGCTGTTATTTGGCATTCTTATAAGACTCTCCCCAACCCATAAGAAACGCTGATCATTCAGGGGTTGACTCTGGTGGGGATCCGTGGCATTCTATGGGAGTCGCTGAGGCATTCCAATGCTCACCGCTTTTACCCCAATCAGCAGCAATGCTAAGACCGGTCCCATCCCCACTAGCACGTCTGACCGTGCCACCTGCTGGACTGGCTGCCCCTTTTATGATAAAGGCTGCTACGCTAAATCTGGCCCCCAAGCGTTACATTGGCGCAAGGTATCTGCAGGCGAACGTGGTTATGAATGGGATGCATTTTTGCGTCTTATTCGTAAACTTAACCGTGGTCAATTGTGGCGGCACAATGTTAGTGGCGATCTGCCAGTTGTGGCTGACGGTATCATCGACGGTGATAAAGTTGCACAGCTGGCTGATGCTAACCGTGGGCGCAAGGGTTACACTTACACTCACCACCCCCTCACTGATACTAACCTCGGTGTGATAAAGTATGCTAACGCTGCAGGATTCACTGTTAACGTTAGCACAGAATCGGTAGAATCTGCCGATAAAGTAATGTCAGAGCACGGCATTCCTGCTGTTGCTGTTGTTAACTCCGATAAGACTGATAGATTCTATCAGACAGAATCGGGTCGTAAAGTTATCACCTGCCCCGCTACAATTCATGATAACGTAACCTGCAAAACGTGCGGTTTGTGTCAACAATCTGACCGTCAGTTCATTATAGCTTTCCCCGCACATGGCAACGCTAAAAAGACAGTTAATCAGATTGTCGGTTAGTGTTAATCAGCCCCCCAACTTAGGGGGGCTTTTGTATTCTTAAATTTAGTTGAGTTTGTGATAAGAACCTAGTTCAGAATGGGGAGAGAAAGTATAAAGAACTGTAAGGGTCTTAAGTATAAAGAACTGAGTTCTTATAATTCATTGCAGGGTAGGTTACGATCATTGTCATCTACAGGGCTACCCCACCCCTCTGCTGGTTGTGCCCCCATCCTACAGCATGGCACCCCCAGGGCAAGCCCCCTGCAACACTTTGTAACATTAGGAGATCTTATAGCTTCCCTCCCTCACCCCCCTACAATCTAAGGGCGGCTGGGGCTCCTGTCAAGCCCCTGACCTATTAGAATCCCTGATCAGACCGATAAGATACCCTAATCGTTCGGGGGGTTGCAATGGGCTGCAGCTGCTGTAGGATACGGGCATCGGAAGCAAACCTAATTCCCTTCCGATCTCAGACCCGTGACCCGCTTCCAGATCCGTAACCGCATCGCCCGCCAGCTTGGCTACGTGCCCGCCAGCAGCGGCTTCATTGCCGAAGTTAACCGCCTGGAGCTGGCGGACGGTGTGATGGCTCAGCCCCGCCAGCTGCGGCGTTATGAAGCCATGGCGCTGCTGATGGCTTACAATGAAGCTAAGGCTAAGGCTGACGCAGCCCGAACCGCCCTGATGGTAGCTGCTGCTGCCTGCGGTCGTGCTAAGGTTGCTGACAAACCGATTGACCGTGTTTTCTGCCGTGCTAGCAGCGAGCGGCTGTACTTTTGGGCTCAGAACCGTAACGCCCAAGCGTAACGTATTATGACAGGGGGGCTCAGCCGCCCCCCCATGCTGTAGGATAGGCTCAAGCGGGAGAGGATCCCGCCATCACCCCCTGAAAGGAGACCCATGGCTAACGCCGTAGACCAGCACCTGACCGATCTTGAGCAGTGGATTGCCACTATCATCATGGAGGATCGTAAGCTTAAGGAACAGACCCGCAAGCTTGAGGCACTCAAGAACGACGTGCTAGGTATGATGCGAGCCGATAACATCGGCGCAGTTGATGTAAGAGAAGGTAAGGTTACTGTTTGTACCCGAACCGCTAAAGATTTTGGCGATTCTTATAAGAAACTTGAGGCAATGCTAAAGGGAGAGAAAGCACGTTTGGAACATCTTGGGATGTACACTATCACCAGCGTGACACACTATCTGCGGGTTGGTTAGATCTTATGGGGGCAGATTGCCCCCTATTAGTATACCTTATGGGGCAGTGTTTTGCCCCTTTTTTTATACCCCGCCCCCGCCCCCTTATATAAAAACCCCTAACTACCCTAAGCTATAAGACCTTGAAATCGACTTCTAAATATCTCTAAGAATAAAAAATTTTTGCCCCAAAAAAATTCTTATAAGATGAAAAACTTTCAAAGTTTTATAGAGTCAGGCGGCAGCCCTTACCAACCTTATAAAGCCCCGCCGATGCCCGCCCCTTCTACCCCACCAGGCGGCTGGGAAGAGTTTAAGAAGAAATATCTACCGAAACAAGCATCGACAAAGAAACCCCAGATTGCATGAGATCTTATATTGAAATTCGTTATCAGGAACTCTCTTATATTCTGATTACTCTTATCGAACTGCTAAAAATTTTTATTGTTACAAAAAAATCCCCAGGAAAAAAATTCCCAGGGATTTGATTGTATTGGAGGTTTTATCAGATTGGCTTGACACCAGGGAAGCCGTTTGGATAAGGCTTCAGCTTATCTAAGGCTTTTCTAGTCTTATTGAGATCATCTGCCATACCATAAGAACCTCTTCTCTGGTCATCAACGGCGGCGGCAGCTCTTTGTGCAAGAGCGGACTGTTCGACAATCTCTTTGATCTTATCATCAGACATGACTAGCATGATCTTGTCAGCTGTTTCGACATCACTTGCTAAACCTTCTGAGATAAGATAATCAAGAACAATGTCATAAGCCTCAGTTTTGCAGTCAGGTACTTCACGACCATTCTTCATTTTTGTACCCTTAGCAACTTTGCCGGGCCAACACTTACTTGCGCCGACGTTCTTGCGAGCCTGCTTAAGACCTTCTTGCAGCTCAACGCCTTCTACTTTCAGAGTCTTTGGATATCCTTCTTCACCAGGCTTTGCGGGAGCTTCACCACGCTTTCTCTTAGCATGGATGTTATCCCATAAGCCTCTCTTCTCGTCCAGCTCTTCTGTATTTTCTTCAACAGTTTCTTCCGCAGCCTCTTTCTCATCTACAGCGTACATCTTAGAGTACGTGTCTAATAACGTTCTGAGTGTTGGATCGTCCATGCGTATCTTATAGTTCTTATAAAATTATTTAGGGAAATCCGTCGTTAAGCTCATTCTTGACACGGATAAATAACTCTGTTAGAATCAATTCGTAAACCCTTGACTAATTTATGGCAAAAGGATTTAGTGTAACGGCGGCGGAACCGCCTAAGTCTCAAGATGAATTTGATCTTGAAGCAACAAAAGAAATGATTAAAGGTAAGTCTCTGGTTTTCTGCTTGCCTGGTCGCGGATGTTCATATACCTTTCTGAAGAACTTTGTACAGATGTGCTTTGATCTGGTGCAGATGGGTGTTAGCATCCAGATCTCACAAGATTATAGCTCCATGGTAAACTTTGCCCGTTGCAAGTGTCTCGGCGCAAACGTTCTTCGTGGGCCTAAGCAGGTTCCTTGGGATGGTAAACTGCAGTATGATTATCAGCTTTGGATCGATAACGACATCGTATTCAACACTGAAGGTCTGCTGCGTCTGTTTGCAATGGATAAGGACATTGCTGCAGGTTGGTATGCCACGGAAGATGGTCACACAACCTCCGTTGCTCATTGGCTGTCTGAAGAGGAATTTAAGAAGAATCGCGGTGTCATGAACCATGAGACCGTGGAATCTATGAGCAAGCGTAAGAAGCCTTTCACCGTTGACTATACTGGTTTTGGTTGGGTTTTGATCAAGAAAGGTGTGTTTGAATCGCTCACCTATCCTTGGTTTGCTCCTCAAATGCAAGTCTTTGAATCTGGTGAGGTTCAAGATATGTGTGGTGAAGACGTTTCATTCTGTCTTGATGCCATCAAAGCTGGCTTTGAGATTTGGTGCAACCCCCTCATTCGCGTAGGACATGAAAAAACCCGAGTCATCTGATCGCTTTGCGATTTTTATCAAAGATGAATTACATGCCGATGATCTTCATTATGAAGACATGGGCAATATGCTACTCGATCTGGCTCAAGATTACTATGAGAATGGAGAGCCAGATCCTAAAGACGTACATGTGAAACTTAAATTAGGAGATACTTATGGCGAAGCGCCCATCACTAACCAATAAAGTTCTTATTGAAAGTAAGCCCAAGAAGTCCCGTCAGGGGGCTGGAAAGCATACGAAGTATGCAGCAAGTTCACGAAACGGCGCTAGAAAGCGTTATAGAGGACAAGGATGAATCAAAAGGAAGCGCATATAAGGAACTGGATCAAAGAAGTCTCTAAGCTTAGACCTGAATTGTCTAATTTTGCGATCTGTCCCTTTGCTTCCACCGCAAATTTTAAGATTGTAGAGTGTAGTATTGACGATATCGAGCCCCTTGATGGGTTCGATGTCGTTATTTTTATTGTTGAAGACGATCTAACAGAAAAAGACATCGATCAATGGGTCGATATATACAATAAAGTCTACAAGACTTGGGATTTTTTCAAGGATTGTGGCTCTTATAGCACCTATATTAGTGGTATTCAGACCAATAATGGGCTTTATAACCTCATTTTGGCTCAACCAAATGAAAAATTAAAGATATTTAGAGAAAAATTAGCCCAAACTGAGTATTATGATCACTGGGATGATGCATATTTGCAAGAAATCCTCGGTGATGACTATGAAATGGTGAAAAACTCGGGATAGAAACCCCGCTAAAAGTTCTAAAAGACTTTTATGGAGGTAACATGGGACACCCAAATCACTTAGATGGCTCTGTTGATAAGAGCGAAGACTTCGTTAAGAGTGGAATGACACTCATCACTGAGGTTGAATCCGAAAAATGGCTCAATAAGGCAAGAACCATCAAGCAAAAAGAAGAATTATACTCAATTCCCGAAGATAGACTTAGCCGTCAATGTGGCGGATCTGGTGGTTTTGATGATTTTGTAGAATGGTGGGCAGAATAGGCTATAAATAATCAAAAGTCTGTCTATATCAATGTCAGTAACCATCTCCAGGGCTTTTAGGGATATTAGTTTATCCTTTAAAAAGCATCCTATTACAAGAGATTTAGTTCTACTCAGAAATGAGAATGCAATTAAAAACGCTGTTATGAATCTTGTTAGGACTTCGATTGGTGAGAGGTTCTTTAATAATCGTATTGGTACGGAAGTTGAGTCCTCATACTTTGAGCTACAGACACCTGAACTTCGTATTCAACTTGAAAACGAGATTACATCAACTCTAAACAATAATGAACCAAGAATAAGACTCAGAAATGTTACTGTGTCTTTTCCTACTGATAGTAATGAATTAGAAGTTGGTGTGGTTTACGATATTATTGGACTATCACTTCCTGTACAGGATATCACGTTTATCCTACAACCAACAAGGGTATAATGGCGTTTACTCAATTTACGAATCTAGATTTCGATCAAATTAAAACATCCATTAAGGATTATATCAGATCTAACAGTGAATTCACTGATTACGATTTTGAAGGATCAAACCTTTCGATTCTGATTGATACCCTTGCGTATAATACTTATATTACTGCATACAATACTAATGCAGTTGTTAATGAAGTTTTTCTTGATAGTGCAGTTCTAAGACAAAATGTTGTCTCACTTGCAAGAAATATTGGTTATGTACCCCAGTCTAAAAAGGCTGCCAGGGCTGTTGTTACCGTTTTGGCTGGTGTACCTGCCACTGGAATTTCAAGCAGCACCCCGACGCTTACACTAAAGGCTGGTGTCGTTGCTACAGGCACTGCTAACGACTTAAACTACTCATTCTGTGTTCCTGAGGACATTACAACTTCAGTCAGTGATGGTTATGCTAATTTTAGAAATATCAGCATTTATGAAGGTTCATTTGTAAAATCTACATTCACAGTTGACAATTCACAACCAGATCAAAAGTTTATTCTTCCTAACCCAGGTGTCGATCTTTCAACATTAGTTGTTAAGGTAAGACCATCTGAAGGAGATGAAGTATCAGAAGAATATGAAAAGATTGATAATATTGTAGGTTTAACAACAGTATCTAAGAAATACCTC